TGAGAAATCGAAAAGCGTTTGGGGATATCTTTAACATTCCAAATCCAAACAAGGGTCTTCCACCAGCGCCGCCAGTGGCACTGCCGCCAATTCGCCGAGGCGGATAACTTCTAAGGTTTCCAAAAGACGAAAACCGGCTCGTATTTGAGATACTGCCCATTCACTTTGCAATAGTTTTTGCACTTAGGAATGCCGTTCTCATCGAGTCGGTTTTGTCCTGGCATAGATGCCATTGCCATCTTGAGAAAGCCCTTATATTTCATACCGAGTGACTCAAGAATATCTTTCGAGTCTTTCTCAAGTGGCATATATTCTTTGCCCATGAGAATGTCTGCAATATTCCAGAGCAGATATCTTTGCGGTCGAAGATACTCAACCGCCGTCTCAAGCGTTGGTCGCAAGAACCCGTCTACCCACCCCTGATAGCCTGGATAACGCTGATACGACTGTTTATCGTCGTTAGCGTAGCCCTCACGGTTGAAGTATGGAGGTGATGTGAATACGAGATCAAGTTTACCCCTGTGCTTTTGAAAGCCAGGGTTGTTCTTGATATCCTCTGCACACTCATCGTAGGTTTCAAACGTATTGGCATCACTGAAAATGCCATTACCACGATATGTGTTATCGTTGAAGAACTTGGCAAGATAGTCGTATCGACTCATGCCCTCTTCAGGGATTTGATTTTCTGGATTAGGGTCTGTGCCAATATAGTGAACCCGACGATCATCCCGTACAGACATAGCGCCAAGAATGCGACCACCCCAACCGGAAGATGGATCATAAATGCGAAGAACTTCTTGATCTTTGACATGCTCAGTAAACCTTTCATAAAGATACTTGGCAGTCATTGGTGGAAAGTTTACTGCCACTTGAATGTAACCAATCTTGAATGCAGTGAAGCCTTTCGGAAAGATCTTCTGCCCAAGTTTGTATAGACGCAGAATGTAAACGTGATCTGGTTTCAGATCGTTCACATCAATGTTTGCAATTTGTCGATCAGTAAAACAACCACGATCATGTAGGGTCTTGACCTGTTCGGCTGACAATGAAAGTTGCTTCGATTGATCAACACGATAGTAGCCTGTTGATAATCCTTCAGACTCTTCTTTCTCGCTCAACCAATAATCGTAACCCATTGACTCCATGAGTTGTTGATTCTGACAACACTTCTCACAGAAATCAAAACCACTATCGGCACTGATGATGTTCGATGGGTCACCAAGTTTCATAGTGTGACTGTAATGATAAAAACTATCACGTTTGAAGTGCCGTTGACTGCCTTTGACCATTCGCTCAAGGTACTTGTCATCAGAGAACATATCATAGACAGAGTGACCATCACTCTTTGCATTGTAGTTGATTCTTGCTTTCATCATTGTCGGAAAGAACTGATCAACTTCGGTGCCTGCCCTTGCCGTGTTGAGAATGACATCGTTCTTTTTCTCGAACGAGCAACCAAGTTGATCGGTGTGTTCAAACTTGTGAACAGGGTGTGATGAAAGCGAGTTGAAAGTCTTGATGATTTTTTCTTCGTCTGCACCAGAACGAGGCGCACAACCATAATTGTCCCATGACTCAATAAGTTTTTTGCGATAGTCGATCACCCACTGCCGAAACTCATCTTCATTCATGTCTAGAAGATTCTCAAAGAACACATTGACTTCAGAGTTTAGAACGTGTGTATTTTTTTCGAAGAAATATTTTTTCATCATTTGCCTTTCCAGTATTCGTCTGCCAATTTGTATTGACGTTTCTCTGCTTCCTTTTCACCGTCACCTTTCCACACACCTGTTTCCCATTGTTGCACATGAACAAGTTCGTGCATCACTGTGGCAACAAAGTCACGAAGAGATTGGTTGGTGCATACTTTGATACGATACTCACCTTCACAAATTTGTTCTGCTTCACCCCAACAATTCATATTGTGTAGCGGGTGAACGTAGACTTTTGTTTCTGTTAGATCGTGTCTCGTAAGGAACCATTCAACAATATTTAGGATTAATTTCTTCGGTGGTTCTGTCTCTAATACTTTTATCATATGTTCCACCCATCAAAGTTTCCTTTCTCAAACTTGCTGTCGAGACCACCAAGATTTTCTTGTGGTGCAGGTGTGAGAGTTGTCTGTGCTGAATCTTCAAGATTGTAGAATGACATCTTCGACTTGTCAACACCGATCACAAACTTTTTGTTCGTGTTTGGATCGCCATAACGATTCTTCAATTGCTTCACCATGATCTGACCAAGTTGCTCAAGTTCATCTGTGGTGATCAAGGCAAACATAAAGTCAGCCGTTGCTGGCAAACCAAACGACTCAGAGGTATCTTCGAGACTCACATCAGTATTCGAGAAGCCTGTTCGATTCGTTTGCGTTGCGGTAACGATAGGTAGGTTCATCTCTACTGCGAGGCCTCTAAGTTCTTCTGCAATCGCTTTGATGAAAGTGTAAGAGTTCACAGACGATCCTGCTTTGAACCTTGCAGAGGCACAGATGTTGAGATAGTCAACGATGACCACATCAGGCACAAAGTTTCTCTTGAGTTTTAACTCTTCAAACAAAGACCGAAAGTGCATGACGTTTGCCGAAGCGGTCGGATACTCTTTCACAATTAGGCGACCACTAACATTCTTCATCGCCCGCTCAAGTTTACGATCATACATTTCTTTCGGCAAGGTCTTGAGTGTGTCGAGTGTAATGTTCATCATGTTTGCATCGATACGCTCTGCGATTCTTTCTTCTGCCATTTCACAGGTGATATACAAGACTCGTTTGTTTTGTTTCAGGCATGAGGTTGCAAAGTGACACAAGAACATAGACTTGCCGACACCAGTGCCAGCCATGACTACGTTTAGAGTTTTGTTCGGAAGACCACCGTTCGTGATCTTGTTCATCAGATCAATATCAAACTCGGTTCGTGTTTCAACACGATGATAAAAATCAAACCGCTCATCAGAGTCTTCTTCATAATCGTGACCGACATGAGTATCAAAGGAGATAGCGAGAGCGTCAGAAAGAATCTGAGGTATCGCAGTCTCGCCTTTCTCTTTGTCCTGACCATCAATGATGGCAATCGAGTTCATGATCGCATTGTAAACGGCTTTGTCTTTACAGAAAGTTTCTGATTCTTTGAGAAGCCATTCTGTATTTGGTTCACCATCACCAAAGTTGTTGATGATACGAACACAAGTCTGATGCACCGACTCGTTTAGATTTTTGTCTTTGTCAAGGGCAATCTTCAATGCGTCTTGTGTTGGCAAGGCATTGAATTCTTCAACAAAGTTTTTGATGGTCTTGAAAACCACACGCTCTGACTCATCGAGAAAATATTCGTCTTTGAGAAATGGCAGAGTCTTGCGGCAATACTCGTCATTCAAGACCAGATTAGAAAGAATAATTTGTTCAACACTCATGCAGACATTCTACACCTGCACACAGAAACTTCAAGTAAAAAAATCATATCTCTTCAATTCTTTTTGTCTTGTCACAGATCAACAAATCGTAGTGTGGTTTTTCACCAACAGATAAATTGTGGTACTTGCAACCCCACTCATCAAGTTGTTCTTTTGTGGTTTCATACCAGTCTATCTTTGTCACAGACCCTCTAGCCGTGTAATATGTGATTTGATTGCCTTCTTCAAACAACCGATTTATTTTTTCGATGTTCTCTTTGATTGGTAGAGCCAAATCATACTCGCGTTTGCCATCATAGTAGCAAATGGTCTCATCGATATCAACATAGATGATCAAGGTAATTCACCAATCTTTCCGATGCTTTGCCATCCCATAAAGGTGGCACAAATCTTTTCTCATGATGATCAACATTTTCAATCTCAGTTAAGATTGAGTCTAAACCACAAAGTTTATTTTTACCAAAAATTATCGTGCTTGGTCTTTCTGTGTTCTCCCTGATCGTAATGCAAGGCACCTGTAGAAAAGTTGTTTCTTCTTGAACACCACCAGAGTCAGTGATCACCATTATGCTTTTACAAACCATCTTCAAAAAATCAGTGTAGTTCAACGGCTCATATATTTCTATGTTCTTGTTTTCACAAACTCTTTGCCACAAATCAAACTCAACCAATCTTGACTTAGTTCTCGGATGCATGGGCCAAACAATCTTGTTGTTCACATTATCAAACGCATCTAATATCTTGCACAAAGATTTTTTGTTATCTACATTTGATGGACGATGACAGGTAAACAAAATGTGTGACCGTTCTCTCTCGCATAACAGACCTTTTTTCTGCACATGAACGAGGGAGTCAATCATCGTGTTACCCACAAAACATACATTTTCTTTTTCTTGTAGGGTTTCTAAAGCACTGTGTTCGGTGACGAAAAGAATGTCTGAGATTTCATCAACCATCTTTCGATTCAATTCTTCAGGCATCTTGTTATCATGACTCCTAAGACCAGATTCAACATGTGCTAAAATACAATCGTGTTTCTTTGCCACTATGGCGCCAGCGACTGTTGAATCAACGTCACCATAGACAATCACAATCTCTGGTTTTCTCTCTGT